AGATGCTTGGCAAAATATGGATGATATAGAAACCAGTGATGAGTTTACCTTACCTGATGGAGATAAAGAGCCATTTCAGCAAATGACATTTACCTTAGCAGATGAACAAGCAGAGCAAATAAAAAACGCAATAGCAGATATAAAACTTACAGAAGAGTATAAATATTGCGAAACGATGGGTAATGAAAATAGTAACGGCAACGCTTTATATTTAATCGTTATGCAATGGGCAGAGCAAAGGAAATAATTGTTAAGGTCATACCAGCTAAGATTGCAAACGAGTTTGTAAAGAAACATCACTACTCAGGTAAGGTTGTGCCAAACTCAAAGCTGCACTTTGGATGCTTTTTGGATGGTAAGCTGCACGGGGTTATGAGTTTTGGTTCTTCAATGGATAAACGCAAAACATTATCATATTGCACTAACACTTTATGGAATGAATTTCTTGAATTAAACAGAATGGCGTTTGATGACTATTTGCCTAAAAATTCTGAAAGTCGTTGTATATCTATCGCAATTAAATTGATAAAGAAAAACGCACCGCACATCAAATGGGTTATTTCTTTTGCAGATGGAACATTGTGTGGAGATGGCACAATATATAGAGCAAGTGGATTTCAACTAATAAAAGTGGGAGAAAATTCAACTATTTATGAATTTCCAGACGGTGAAAGAATAGCAAGTCTAACTCTAACAAATGGTGGCGATTTGCAGTCAAGGCGAAAAATTTGTAAAAAATACGGGGCTAAATTTACAAGCAAAGCATCAATGCAACCCTTTATAGATATAGGAGCAAAAAAAGCAGATGGTTTTATGTTGGGGTATATTTACCTAATAGACAAAACTTGTAAAATTACCGTGCCTATTTTACCATTTAGCAAAATAGATGAAATGAATGCTGGAATGTATAAGGGAGAAAAAATAACCCTCCAAGAGAGGAGGGCTAATTTGAGCGATAAGGTCGATTTGAACGCCAATTCTAAGCTGGATGCTTAGCGTGTTACCATTACACTATTATCGCATAAAGGACAAATATAATATTTAATTTGTAATGAACAAAACAGAACAACATAAAAAGGCAGTCATAGAAGCCTTAGAATCTTCACTTGGCGTTGTGACATCAGCTTGTAAAAAAGCAGGCGTTGGTCGCACTACATTCTACCAATGGCTTAAAGATGATGCGGACTTTGCAAAGCAAGTTGCAGACATTGAAAATGTAGCTTTGGACTTTGCTGAATCACAGCTTCATAAGCAAATACAAGATGGTTCTGCTGCTGCTACAATCTTCTACTTAAAAACCAAAGGTAAGAAGCGAGGATACATTGAACGTCAGGAAATATCACACGAGGGGATACAGACCTTTCAAATAGTAGAGGATGGCGAATGGGAAGATTCAGGTCAATAAAGTCTTTACGCATCTTCGGAAGTCTGACAAAAAGATAATCGTTGAGCAAGGCGGTACTAGGTCAGGTAAGACCTACAACATTCTGCTGTGGATAATATTTGACTACTGCTATCGTAATAAGGGCAAGACCATAACGATTGCTCGTAAGACATTCCCAGCAGTTCGCTCGTCTGTGATGCGTGACTTCTTTGACATTCTGCGCAAGCACAATCTATACAGCGAGCAATACCACAACAAGTCAAACAGCGAATACCATCTCAATGGAAACCTGATTGAGTTTATCAGCTTAGACCAACCACAAAAGATACGAGGTCGCAAGCGTGATTTAGCCTTTCTAAACGAGGCAAATGAATTGTATTGGGAAGATTGGCAGCAGATACTATTCAGAACCACAGGTCGCATCATAATCGACTACAACCCATCTGAAAGCTTTCATTGGATATATGACAAGGTAGTGCCTAGAGAGGACTGCTCGTTCCTTCAAACTACATACAAGGACAATCCATACCTTGACGAAAGCATCATTCACGAAATCGAAAGGCTCAAGGAAACAGACGAGGACTATTGGAGGATATATGGACTTGGTGAGCGTGGAATGTCAAGAGCAACTATATTTCAGTTTGGCATTGTGCAAGAGGTATCAGGTCAGCTACTATCCACAGGTATGGACTTTGGATTTACTAATGACCCGACAGCATTGGTCAAGGTCTACAAGAAAGGCAACCAGCTTATCCTTGATGAACTGCTCTACCATACCAACCTAACCAACCAAGACATAGCACACAAGTTTGAGGAGTTAGGATTGAACAGGCTGGATGTTATATATGCAGATTCAGCAGAACCAAAGTCAATAGAGGAACTACATAGGCTAAGATGGAATGTCAAACCAACAGCCAAAGGTGCGGATTCAATAATGGCTGGAATTGATATGTTGAAGCGATATGAGTTGAAGGTGACAGCTAACAGCTTGAACCTAATCAAAGAACTTCAGAACTATAAATGGACAGAGGACAAGAATGGCAACTTGCTCAACAAACCTGTGGACAATTTCAACCACGCTATTGATGCGGTCAGGTATGCTGTTTGGAATAGGCTTGCAAATCCGAACTACGGAACTTATAGTATTCGCTAAATTTATATTTTAGCAATATGACACAAGCAGAATTAGACGAGAGAATTAATCAGCTTGAAGAAGGCGATGAGTTAGACCTATTGATGACTGCAACCTTTCAAGCATCAGGACTCATCATTCAAAAGATTACACCGAAGGCTATCCTAGTCAATCACGTTTGGATTCCGAAAAGTCAAATTGAACACATTGACGATGACAACAGGGTGCTACTTGGTCAATGGTGGGATAGAAAAAAGTCGCGTGAGAAATACTCAAACAGATAAACAATTAGCTATGAAGCAATGCCGAATAACCAACGAAGATAATATGGAACTAATGGCGAGGTATCCCGACAAGTACTTCGACCTTGCAATAGTAGACCCTCCTTATGGTATCGGCATTAGTTCTAATCCTGTTCGTCAACAACACGATAAGAAACAATGGGATGATAACATACCTAATGATATTTACTTTAAAGAGTTGTTTAGAGTTAGTAACAACCAAATAATATGGGGTGGTAATTATTTCGACCTACCTCCAACTCAAGGTTTCTTTGTATGGGATAAGAAGCAACCTCACGATTTTAGTTTGGCTATGTGTGAGTATGCTTGGAGTAGTATTCAAAAACCTGCTAAGATGTGGAGTTTAAGTGTTCTTAAAGAAAGGGGTAAGATACATCCAACACAAAAGCCTGTTGAACTTTATGAATGGCTTTTAATAAATAACGCTAAAGAAGGAGATAAGATATTAGATACTCACTTAGGTTCAGGAAGTATAGCAATAGCTTGTCATAATTTAGGGTTTGATTTAACCGCTTGTGAATTAGACAAAGAGTATTACGATGCTGCTATAAAAAGAATAGAGCAACACAAGAGTCAACAAAGACTTTTTTAAGGTACAAATCAAAGCAAATACGTTTATATATTATGAAAGTTAAATTTCAAGTTCCAGCCAGCCTTGCCGATATTCCTTTAAAGGACTACATCGCTTACCAAAAGATACTAGAAGCGAACAAAGGTGCAGAGGACAGCGAGTTCGTGGCAATGAAGATGGTCAGCATATTCTGCAACGTCAGCTATGACGAACTGCAAAAACTTAGCCTGACTCAATACGATGTTGTGGTGCAGATGCTGCAAGATGTATTTGGTGAGAAGCCAACATTCAGAAACAAAATCAAGATTGGTGACACAGAGTTCGGATTTATTCCGAAGTTGGATGACATCAGCTTAGGTGAGTATGTGGACTTGGAGAACTATATGAAGTCACCAACTACCTACCACAAGGCAATGGCTGTGCTTTACAGACCTATCACGCTCAAGGTAAAGGAGACCTACCTAATCGAAGAATACGAAGGCTCAGACAAGTACGCAGAGTTCTTCCTTGACTGCGACCTGCAAACCACACTAGGCGCAATGCTTTTTTTTTGGAATTTAGGAAGAGAATTACTGAGCAGTATGAAGACTTATTTAGTGGAGGAATCGAAGACAATGAATATGGAGAGCGCGCACAATTTGGACAGCGATGGGGCTGGTATCAATCAATCAATCATCTCGCAGATGGAAGCGTCACTAGAATTGATGAAGTCACAAAATTGGCACTCCATAAATGTCTGCTTAAACTGATGTTTGATAAACAGAAAACAGAAATCGAAAGCAACGAACTAAAACGCAAGCAAAGACAATGAGACAATTCTATACAGTAACGCAGAAGTTACACGACCTTTTAATCGCAGACAATAACGTCAACGTGGTGACAATAGGAGACATCTCAGAGGCTGATTTAGCAAAGCAGAGTATTTTCCCTCTGTCACATATTATCGTTGGGGATACGTCTTTAAATGGCTCGACAATGACCTTAAACTTTACAGTCATCTGTATGGATGTGGTAGACATCAATAAGAATGACTTGAGAAACGAGTCAGAGCCTTTCTATGGGATGGATAATTTGCAGGATATATGGAATACTCAGCTACAAGTTTGCAACCGATTGGTTGAGCAACTACGAAGAGGCACAGCGTTTACTGACAACTTTCAGTTGACTGATGCCGTAACGGCAACACCATTTCAAGACAGATTTGAAAACCTACTTGCAGGCTGGGCGATTGACATCTCTATCAACGTGCCAAACACAGAAATCTGCATCTGATGGGTGACAGGGTAAAAGGTGCAAGAGATAAAGCACTAGCTGACTTTGCGGACAACGTGGTCAGGCTTGCTAAGATTAACATAGGCAAAACCTACACAGCAAAAAATTCACGCGGCAAAAGCTACAAGAAG